TGCGCCGGGGAGACTACTTGGGGGCGTTGACCAACACGGCGGCGGCTGCAGTTCCGATTGCTGGCGGGCGCATGGCGATGAAGGCTGCGCGTGGGGTGCCTTCGTTGGCACCTCGCGAGTATGACGAGGCGGCGTCGGCCCTGACGGAGACGCTGACGGGTGTTTCGGCCCCCAAACCTTCGGATGTAACGGATATGACGCGCCGCCAGTTTATGACGGGTGTGGCTGCTGCGGGTGGTACAGCGGCGATGGGCCCGGAGCTGCTGAAAAAGGCGGCCCCGGATGTTGCGCGTCAGATTAATCCGCTGCAAGCCAGTATTGGCAAACTGTCTTCTGCGTCCAAAGACCTTAAAAAGCTTAACATGCAAATTTTTGATATACAAAACAGGCACGCAGCGGCGACAACACCGCTGATTGACGAGATGCGAGAACTTGGGCCCCTTTACGAACAGAAGAAAGCGTTGAAACGCGCCCGGGAGGAGGCGATGAATAGTGTGGAAGACCTTGCCGGGCAGGATGCGGAGCTCTTTCAAAAATATGCGGATGAAATCATGTCAGACCTCAGCGCAGAGGACGGCGAAGCCCTTATCCACTTACAGGAAGAGGTCGAGGACGACATCCTAAACGACATCTACATGCGAAACGCCGAAGTCGAAGGCGATCCCGGAGACCCCTATTCTGATTTCATCTCTCTGAGAGAAGCCGAAGACTTGACGGGCACAGTCGAAGACGGCCGAGGCCGAGTCAGGTTGCTGGAACTTTTAGAACAAAGCGGAGCCCCCTACGACAACAGGGCCTTGGAGGGCATTCTAGCTAGAAACAGGGCTGGCCGTTGATCTACCGCCCCGGAACCTTGGAAGACGTACCGCGGGCCGTGGACTTTGTGTCGCGGGCGCTGCAAGAGGTTGAGCCGTACGGCGCGAAAGTGGACAAGGTGCATCTGGCACGGCAGTGCATGCAGCGCGGCATGGACCCGAACTCGCTGAACCTGTTGGCCGAGAAGGACGACGAGATCGTCGGTATCTGTATTGCGGGTTTGTGCGACCAGATTTACACGCCTGAGCTGTTCTCGTACCTGTTTTTCTGGTATGTTGCGCCCACGTACCGCGGTTCGATGGCCGGGCCCCGCATGATTAAGATCATGCGCAACTGGGCCGAGAAAAAGGGTGCAACAAAGCACATTGCGGTTGTCAACTCTGGTGTTGACGATGAGATGGCGGGTAAGTTGCTGGAGCGGATGGGTTACCGCCGCAGTGGCACGGAGTATGTAGGCTGACATGCAGGCACTGGATATCCTTCCGGAGGACGCACTTCGCGAATACCTGAAGCTTGCCGAGGCGCATGCGAAGATCGAAACGCGGGCCGCGGCGCAGGCGAAGTTCATGCCCTTCGTCCACCACGTTTATGAGGGGTTCGTCGAGGGCAGGCATCACCGTATAATTGCCTCGAAGCTTGAGAAGATCGCAAAAGGCGAGTTGAAGCGGCTGATCATCAACATGCCGCCTCGTCACTCCAAGTCGGAGTTCGCATCCTACCTGATGCCTGCGTGGTTCTTGGGGCAAAACCCCAAACTCAAGATCATTCAAGCCACCCACACGGGTGAACTTGCTGTTCGCTTCGGCCGTAAGGTGAGAGACCTTCTGAATGACCCGGCGTATCAGGAAGTTTTTCCGCAGGTGCAGCTGAAAGAGGACTCGCAGTCGGCGGGACGCTGGGAAACGGCGGCCAAGGGCGAGTACTTCGCTGCCGGTGTGGGCTCGGCCGTGACTGGTCGCGGCGCGGACCTGTTCATTATCGACGACCCGCACTCGGAACAGGACGCCTTGTCGTCCACAGCGTTCGATCACGCCTACGAATGGTACACCTCCGGCCCTCGGCAGCGTCTGCAGCCCGGCGGGGCCATAATCGTGGTCATGTGCATGACTGGGGATACCCCCGTGCTGATGTCTGATGGCACAGAAAAGGAGCTTCGCCATCTTCGCCCCGGAGATGTCGTTGCAACGTATGCGGACGGCAGGCTTGAAACCGCTCGGATCAACAATTTTCAGTCAAGTGGTTTTGATTCGATATTTACAATACAAACACGATCTGGCAGAACTGTCCGGGCAAACGAAAGACATCCGTTTCTCGTTAAGACACGGAAAGGAACTGAATGGGTCAGGCTGAAGGATTTAAGGCCGGGGATGGAACTTGTCGTACTGAAGGGTGCGACAGGCCGCAGCGGTCAAAAACCGGACGTGGAAACGGCTTGTGCCACACGTGTCAGGCTCGGCAATCCTACCACAAAAGAAATCCCGGCGGCGTGCAGAACGCGCCGGGCTGGAAAGGCCGGTGGAAGGGTGTCCTATGCTCTGTTGAAGGGTGCGATAGACAGGTCTCTTCGCGCGGCCTCTGTGCTAAACACTATCACCAGAAGCATGTTCCTCCCAAGTCATCCGAAAGTGCCCGTCGCGCTCGGATCAGGCATCGCTACAACATCACCGAAGAGCAGTACGAAGAAATGGTTCTTGCCCAAGGCGGATGTTGCGCGATTTGCAGGGAGCCTCCATCAGAGCACAACACCCGTGCCCACTGGAACGGAAAGCTGTGCATTGACCACGACCACGTCACCGGGCGTGTTCGGGGACTGTTGTGCAACGACTGCAACCTTGCCGTTGGGTATGGCAAAAGTCCGGAAAGACTGCTGTCCGCGGCAAGATACCTCCGACTTCACAACGGATGAAATTTTCTGCGTCCTCCCGGCGGGGGTAGAGGAGGTTTTTGACGTAGAGGTTGACCGCACCGAAAACTTCATTGCGAATGGCGTCGTCAGCCACAACACCCGCTGGGGAAAGAAGGACCTCACAGGCCGTCTGCTGGCTGCGCAGGCCAATGATCCGCTGGCCGACCAGTGGGAGGTCGTCGAGTTCCCGGCCCTGCTGCCGTCAGGCAACCCTCTGTGGCCGGAGTTCTGGAAGAAAGAGGACCTGCTGTCGGTCAAGGCCTCGCTTCCGCTGCCCAAATGGAACGCGCAGTGGCAGCAGAAGCCCACGGGTGCCGGGGCCGACATTATCGGGAAAGATAAGTGGCAGATGTGGGAGAAGGAAAAAATCCCTCCTATCAAGTACGTCATTCAGGCGTACGACACGGCCTTTTCGAAAAAGGAAAGTGCGGACTACTCCGCAATCACGACGTGGGGCATCTTCGAGCCGAAGGATGGCGAGAAAGACAACATCATTCTGCTGGACGCGCAGCGCGGCCGGTGGAGCTTCCCGGAGTTGAAGGAGGTTGCCTTCAACGAACACAAATACTGGGAACCCGACATGGTGATCATCGAAGCGAAGGCCACGGGCCGACCGCTGATTGACGAGCTCCGCGCACGCGGTATCCCGGCGATGGGTTTTTCGCCCGGCCGAAGGGCCGGGGGCGGCGGTGTGGACAAACATTTGCGCATGCACACCGTGTCACCGCTCTTCGAAGCTGGTATGGTGTGGGCACCGGCGGACAAAAAGTTTGCCGAGGAGGTCATAGAAGAGGTATCTTCGTTTCCAAACGGGGATCATGACGACTTCGTGGACAGCATGACGCTGGCCTTGATGCGCTTCCGGCAGGGCGGGTTTGTTACCCTGCACGAGGAAGAGGAAATGGATGAAGCCCACGTACCGCGGGCACGGGAGTATTACTGATGGCACTGCCTCCGCAGCCCTTCGGCAACATGGTTGATCGTCAACCGCAGGACATCCCGCAGGATGGTCTGGGTGTAGAAGTGCCCGTCGCGGCACCCCCGGACTTTTCTAGTGGCGCACAGGTTACCATGCAGGACGACGGCTCGGCCCTGATCGAAGCCCTGTCCGCAATGGAAGGCGCGGACGAGCAGGAGCTGCAGGCCGCGCTGATTCCGTTCGATGCCAACCTCGCGGACTTTTTGGACGACGACGTTCTGGATTCGCTGGGCCAAGACCTGATCTCGGCCTTTGAAGAGGACCTTGAGTCGCGGTCCGAGTGGGAAGAGGTCTACAACAAGGGCCTAGATCTGCTGGGCGTGAAGATGGAAGACCGTGATCAGCCGTTCGAGGGCGCGTCCGGTGTGACCCATCCTGTGATTTCGGAGTCCGTGGTTCAGTTTCAGGCGCAGGCATACAAAGAACTGCTGCCTCCGGGTGGCCCGGTCAAGGCGCGTATTGTTGGCACGGAGACCCCGGACGTTGTTCAGCAGGCGACCCGGGTCAAGAACTACATGAACTACCTCATCCTTGATGAGATGGAAGAGTACGACAGCGACATGGATCAGATGCTGTTCTATCTTCCGCTTTCGGGATCGACGTTCAAAAAGGTCTACTTTGACCCGGTTCTGCAGCGCCCGGTGTCCAAGTTCGTGGCCGCGCAGGATGTTGTGGTGCCGTACGAGACGGCTGACCTGCGGTCCGCACCTCGCGTTACGCATGTCTTGAACATGGGGGAGAACGACATCCGCAAAATGCAGGTCAGCGGTTTCTACCGCGATGTAGACCTGCCGTCGCCGGGGTATATCCGCCGCGATGATGTGGAAGAGAAGGTTGACGAGCTTCAGGGCGTGGAACCCAGCAATTACACCGACGACGTCTACACATTGCTCGAAGTTGACACCGAACTCGACATCGAAGGCTTCGAAGATCCCGACGGCGTAAAGCTGCCCTATGTGGTCACGCTGGACCGCGACAGCGGCACCATTCTGTCTATCCGGAGAAATTACCGGGAAGACGATCCTGCCCGCCGCCGCCTGCAGCATTTCACACACTACAAGTTCCTTCCCGGTCTGGGCTTCTACGGCTTTGGTCTGACCCACATGTTGGGCAACCTCGGCAGGGCGGCTACCAGCATTCTGCGTCAGCTGATTGACGCAGGCACGCTGGCCAACCTGCCCGCAGGTTTCAAGGCCAAGGGTATCCGGGTGGCCAAGAACGACGAGCCGCTGCAGCCGGGCGAATGGCGCGACATCGATGCCCCGGGCGGTGCGATCCGCGATTCTCTGCTGCCGCTGCCGTACAAAGAGCCCTCGGCCACGCTGGCGTCCCTGCTGGGCGCTCTGGTGGACGCAGGACGCCGCTTCGTCTCGTTTGCTGATCAGCAGATGGCTGACGGCAATGCGCAGCAGGAGACCCCTGTCGGCACGACTGTGGCGATGATCGAACGCGGCACCAAGGTTATGTCCGCAATCCACAAGCGTTTGCACAATGCCCAGAAGCAAGAGTTCAAGATTCTCGCTCGGGTCATCTCGGATAACGCTCCCGTACAATACCCGTACAAGCCGATTGGCGGGGAGCCTGCGATCAAGGCGCAGGACTTCGACGGTCGGGTAGACGTGATCCCGGTTTCCGATCCAAACATCTTTTCGATGGCGCAACGTGTTGCTCTTGCGCAACAGCAGTTGCAGATGGCGCAGGCGGCCCCGCAGATGCACGACATGCGGGCTGCGTATATGCGTATGTATCAGGCGCTGGAAATCCAGAACATCGAAGAGCTCCTTCCTCCGCCGCCCCAGCCACAGCCAATGGATGCGTCTACAGAAAACGGTGCAATGATCTTGGGCCGTACAGCGCAGGCCTTTGACACACAGAACCACGAGGCGCATCTGACTACCCACATTATGGGGCTGCGAATACCGCTGGTACAGCAAAGCCCGCAGCAAAAGGCCTTGTTCTACGCACACTGCATGGAACACATCGCAATGCTGGCCCGGCAGAAAGTGATGCTTGAGTCGCAGGAAATGATACAGCAAGCTCAGATGGCCGCACAAACGGGTGCAGTTGACCCGCAGCAAGTGATGCAGCAGATCACGCAGATCCAGCAGGCATTGAATGATCCGCAGCAGGTGGCAGCGTATGCCGCTGTGGTCCAGCACCAACTGCTTGAGCAGTATCTTCCGGACATGCTGGAAGGTGACGCTCCGGCGTCTGACCCGCTGGTTGAGATTCGCCAGCGGGAGTTGGACATCAAGCAGCAGGAAGTTTTGTCCGACGCACAGGTGGATCAGGCAAAGCTGGAGCTGCAACGCAAGCAGTTGGAGCAGAAGGCTGCGGGCGAAGCTGCGCGGATCGAACTGCAGGAAGAGATTGCTGAAGACCGTAACCGCGTCAACCGGGAGCGGATTGAGGCTACCATGAGGATGGCGCAGATGCGCAATACCGGAGGACCGAGCTAATGCCTGTTCTGATGATACAGTTCGGGGACATGACCCCGGTAGATAAAATGGAAGAAGACGAAGAGGGCCGCAGCTGCCCTCTTGCCACGCGGAATCCCGAGGTCAACGAGGAGAACCTAGAACGCGCGATGGAAGACTACGACTACCGCGATCCTGCGGATGACGGTGGTTTTGTCGAGACCGAAGTGTGCGGGAATTGTTCGTACTACAACCTGACCGAAGACATGATGGAGTGTGTGGGCGACGAGTCCGGGGACACCGGATACTGCCAGAAGCTCAAATTCGTCTGTTCTGCGAACATGACCTGCGACAAATGGGGAGCAGGTGGTCCGATGAAAGCAGACGTAATGGACATGGCGCGTGAGGCGTTTTAATGGATGTTGTGGATTTTGCGTCGAAGTTGTACAAGTACTTGAGTGACAGGGAACAAGA